TGCATATAAGACTTTTAATGTAGCTAATACGCTAGCACCTAACGGAAGCGCCGCCAATCTGACTAACCTACCAGCAGCACAGCTGACAGGGGCCTTACCCGCTATAAGTGGTGCAGCGTTGACCAGCCTAGCTTCCGCTAACCTAACGGGGGCCTTACCTGCTGTCTCTGGCGCAGCGTTGACCAGCTTAACTTCCGCTAACCTAACGGGAGCCTTACCCGCTGTCTCTGGCGCGGCCTTAACTGGTATTCAGGGGATACCAACAGGTATGCTCTCTTACTTTGCAGCTTCAACAGCACCCACAGGCTTCCTAGCCGCTGACGGTAGCGCTGTCTCACGTTCAACCTACGCGGCTCTGTTTGCTATTACGGGAGTGATTTATGGGGCAGGAAACGGTTCCAGCACTTTTCAACTACCAGACCTGCGCGGTGAGTTCATGCGTGGGTGGGATAATAGTCGAGGGGTTGATAATGGACGTGCATTTGGTTCAGCACAGGCTAGCCAATTTGGCGCTCACAAACACATAGGTGGTAATTTGACTCACGTCAGTCACACACGGCTGTATGGTGGGGGGGCTTCTTCGGGCAACAGCCCGGGAACAGCGTATACTTCTGACCGTTATTACGGCTTCACTCAAACCGTGGGTGGAACTGAAAACAGTAACGAAACACGCTCACGCAACGTAGCCCTACTTGCTTGTATTAAAATTTAACATAGCCCACTAAACCGTAAGGATTAAACAATGTTCGGTTTTACTCCATATTCAAGCACTCCATTTGCCGACGTTACAGACGGCAACAAAACAGTTGTGCTTCTAGGAGTTGGAGCCGCTTCTGCGCTAGGAAGCGTTGTTGCCTCAGCTAATGCCAACATTGCCGTAACGGGGGCGGGTGCTACTACGTCAGTTGGTCAAGTAATTGCCATAGCCAATGCCAATATTGTGGTTACAGGGGTGGGGGCTACTTCTGCGCTAGGGGTCGTCGTTGCGAAGGTTGATACGGTAGCATCTTGTACTGGAGTTTCTGGCACAAATGCTGTAGGCTCAGTGATAATAACTGTCGCGGATAAAGTTTTTGTGGTCGGCGTGGCTAGCTCGGGGCAAATCGGCAGTGTAACTATATGGAGTCAAATTGACCCCGACCAAGACGTTATCTGGACGCAAATAGATTCGGGTACGACAAACGCGTGGACGGAAATAGACCCTAATACTGGGTCAACATGGACAGAGATAGCAGCATGAGGATGACCAATGCCTAGTACCTATACAACTAACGGTGGCATAGAGCTTCCCGCAAACGGTGAACAGTCCGCTACATGGGGCAACACTGTCAACGACAACATGAATATAATCGACCGTTTAACAAACGGCGTTGGTTCTATAGCCCTGTCTGGTACTACGCACACTCTAATTACTACTGACGGTACACCTTCAGACGGCCATTACAGTGTCCTTGCGTTAGGGGGTTCTCCTTCAGGGACGAATACGATTACGGTGTCCCCCAATGATGGGCAGCACCTGTATATTGTTAAAAATGCCAGTGGCCAAATTGTTACCTTTACCCAAGGTTCTGGGGCTAATGTCAGTGTTGCAAACAATACTTCTAAAATTATATATGCTGATGGCGCTGGTTCTGGCGCGGCGATAGTAGACATAACTGCTAATCTAGACCTCGGGGCGATCATACTCAACGGGGCAGCGATAACATCTTCGGCAGCAGAAATAAACAAGCTCGATGGCATGACCTCTAGCAAAGCAGAATTAAACATTTTAACAGGCGTCACGTCGAGCGCGGCAGAGATAAACAAGCTAGACAACATGACTTCTAGCAAGGCGGAATTAAATATCCTAACGGGTGTTACGGCGACCCCAGCAAATGTAAACACGCTTGCCTTAGGAGGTACTGCAAATGGTACAGCCGTTGCTTCTAAAGCCGTTGTTTTAGACGCGGCGAAAGATTACACAGGCGTTCGTAATTTAACAATAGTGGGAGAGCTTGACGCCGCTACTGGAGATTTTAGTGGTAATGTGGACGTTGGCGGCGCATTTTCGTTGTCTGGAACCGCAATTAGCTCGACAGCGGCGGAAATTAATTTTGTTGCAGGGGTTACCAGCGCGATCCAATCTCAGTTAAACGCCTTGACAGCCGCCACCGCTGCCGCCGTCCCTGCGGGAGCAGTAAACTCCTTTGCAATGAACTCCGCCCCTACTGGGTGGCTTAACTGTGATGGGGCCACAATCTCACGTTCAACTTATAGTGTTTTGTTTGCAGCAATCGGAACAACCTATGGCGCTGGCGATGGTACTTCCACATTCCTCGTTCCCGACCTACGCGGCGAGTTTTTGCGCGGGTGGGATAATGGTCGAGGGGTTGATGCTAGTCGTGCGTTCGGGTCTGCACAGGGTGACGCCATTCGAAACATCACTGGAACATTAACGGCATCTAAGCCTCCAGCAGCTTCAGGTGCGTTCACTGTTGTAGGTGGACAAGGTGGCGGTTCAGATGGTGGGCAGAACACAGCAAGTCTATACACATTTAATGCCGCAAATGTTGTACCTACCGCTGCTGAGAACAGACCAAGAAATATGGCTCTACTTTACTGTATTAAAACCTAAGGGGGGCTAAAATGACCTTGCAAAAGCTGCAATTCAGGCCCGGAATAGTCCGAGACACCACAGATTATACGAACGAAGGTGGTTGGCGTGACGGGAATAAAGTTCGATTCCGCATGGGACTTCCCGAAACTATTGGGGGTTGGACACGTTTAACCACAAGCACGATGCTGGGTACGTGTAGAGACCTACATACTTGGAGTTCTTTGACGGGCACTAATTTTATAGCTGCAGGTACGAACCTAAAATTGTATGTCTTTGACGGTTCTGACCCTATAGACATAACGCCTATTCGAGCAACGGCTAGTGGCGGGTCTAGTGTCTTGTTTTCCGCTACAGCTGGGAAAACTGCTATTGTAGTGACAGACGCTAACCACGGCTGCTTTCTAAATGATTTTGTAACTTATTCCAGCGCGGTGAGTTTGGGCGGTGTTATAACGGCTGGTGTGCTAAACAAAGAATACCAAGTAACTGTCGTAAATAACGCTAACTCGTACACTATAGTGAGCGCAGTCGCTGCTAACGGCCAAGATACTAACACTGGCGGCGCAAACGTAGTCGCTGCTTATCAGATAAACACTGGGCTAGACGCAGCGGCTTCTGGTAGTGGTTGGGGCGCAGGTACATGGAGCCGAGGAACGTGGAGTTCATCCGCAAACGTAACTATTCCGGGCGCTAATTTACGGCTATGGTCTATGGATAATTTCGGGGAAGACTTGCTGTCTAATTTTCGCGGGGGTGGTATATATTACTGGGACTCGTCTAGTGGAACTGGGTCTCGTGCGGTGGACATAACTACGTTGAGTGGTAACAACCAACCGCAAGTCGCCAATATTGTGTTAGTCTCCGAGCGAGATCGGCACGTTATGGCTTTTGGCTGCGACCCTCAAGGCGATCCCGGTGTACTAGACCCACTAACCATTCGTTTCTCCGCACAAGAAAGTTTCACCGACTGGCAGGTGCGGGACGACAACACTGCCGGCGAACTTCGTATCGGCACAGGGTCAAGAATTATTGCTGCAGTGCAAACTAAACAACAGGTCGTTGTATTCACTGACAGGTCTGTAAGCGCGATGCAGTTTATTGGTGCCCCATTTACTTTCGGGCTTTCCGAAGTATCTACAAATACTTCTATAACCTCACAAAACGCCGCTGTAGCTGTTGGAGACGCTGTGTATTGGATGGGGGATAATGTATTCTATCAGTATGACGGTAACGTATCCCTTCTCAAGTGCCCTGTAGAGGAATATATATTCGCAAACATAAACACAGCGCAGATAAGTAAAGTTGTGGCCGCGAGTAACAGTAAGTTTAACGAGGTGTGGTGGTTTTACCCCTCCAAAAATAGCCTAAATAACGACAGCTACGTGATCTACAACTACTCCGAAAAGGCTTGGTATTATGGCACCCTAGATCGTACAGCTTGGGACGAGGGTGGAGTTTCTGGATACCCCATCGCGGCGTCACCTGACGGCAATATATACTTCCATGAAGATGGGTTTTCAGACGGCAGCACAAACCCACCCAGTGCCATAAGTAGTTTTATAGAATCCAGTGCCATTGATATTGGTGACGGGGACCAATTTATGTTTGTTAGTAGAGTTATCCCTGATATTTCGTTCCGCAATTCTACCAGCACACCCTCGGCTACGTTTACTATCAACGCTAGAGACTACCCCGGTGCAAGTTTTGACCAAACCGATTCTGGGGCTACTGTGCGTACAGCGTCATCCCCAGTAGAGCAGTACACCGAGCAGCTATTCTTTCGCCTGCGCGGTAGGTCTATATCGCTTAAAGTGGCGTCAAATACTATAAACACGCAGTGGAGACTAGGTACCCCTAGAGTAGACATGCGCAACGATGGTAAAAGGTAATGTCCCGATCCACCCCCGTACCTTATTTTGCAGCGGCTCCCATTGAGTACGATCAGGCGTATACAGCTCAGATTACCCGCGCTTTCTCAGTGTACGTACAGCAGTTACAGAACCCGGGACCTATCAGGGCTAACACGCTTAACTTAACGGGGCTTTCCGTGTACGCTAATAATGCTGCTGCCATAACTGGCAAGCTCGCAGTCAATGATGTATATAAAACCGCAACGGGTGAACTGAGGATTGTAGTATGACTGATGAACAAACTCCTGAACGCAAAGACGTTAATGTTCCTATAACTGCGCCACCTCCTGCTAGCGGTGGCATTTTTTAATGGGGCAAAAATGATCCGTTTAATTGTCATATTGTTATTGTTATTGGGTGGCACCGTGCAGGCTGCTGACACAGTGTATAGTGACAGCAAGGTCACTTCCTCTGGTACGATGGATACCACGGTTCGCAGCCCACCACCTTCTGCTATATCTCCACAGATCAGCACTGGGACGGGCGACTTATGTACTATAGGCGTATCTGGGGCAGTCCAAACCCAAATTCTTGGCATATCCGTAGGAAAGGTCTTTACTGAAGAGAACTGTTTGCGGCTAAAGAATGCTAAAACCATGTACGACATGGGCATGAAAGTGGCAGCTGTATCGGTAATGTGCCAAGATACAAACGTAAAACTTGCGATGAAAAATGCTGGAACTCCCTGCCCAATCAACGGATTGAT